ACCCGTATACAACTCCTGTAGTGTTCTATGCCGCATACAAGGCAAAATACAAGGAGCAAAGCTACGGTGAGGCTGAGATTTACAAGCAAGAGTACATCAAACACATCCAAGCTGTGTTGAATTCTGTATTCACGCGACGTATCCCTGACGCTTACTCTTACTTCTAAACATGGCAGCATCAGAACAAAAAAAGTCCTATGCTGTCATTAAGAGCTTTAAAGGTCTAAACACCAAGGCCAACCGCACAGCTATCGAAACAGAAGAGTTCTCGTGGATTGAGAACGTCCAGCCTATCGGGTTTGGTAACCTTAAAGTTATACCTCAATCATCAAATGTTGGTGTTACATGGTCAAACACGGTCACAGAGCTGACCAATGTTAACATGACCAACACAGACTATATTTTGGCTTTTCAAGCCAATGGTGGAGCCGAAGCCTACAATCTAACTAGCAATTCTATTGTAACCATAGCTGCTGCTGGAACCTTTACAGGTACTGGTATGAGAGCCAAGCAATGGAAAGACGAACGTGCTATCATTACTGACCCAGATAAGGGCTATTATACTTGGGACGGGGCAAATCTTATTACTATTGGCTCTGTTGGTGGCATTGGGATAACCAATGTCGGATCTGGTTACACAGAAGCGCCGATTGTCACTATTTCTGCTCCTAATCAAGCAAATGGCAAGCAAGCAACGGCTGTAGCGTCTATTTCCAACGCTGCTGGCACTGTTTTGTCTGTTTTGGTAACGGCTAACGGTACGGGGTACACGACCCCTCCAACTGTAACTTTTGCAGCTCCTGCAAGCCAGTTTGGTGTTCAGGCACAAGGTTCTGCGTCTATTCAATCTGGAAATGTTGTTGTTATATCTGTAACAAACCCTGGTTCCGGCTATACATCTGCGCCAGCTATAACAATTTCAGGCGGTGGAGGATCTGGTGCAAATGCAACTGCCGTTCTTGGGTCTGGTATTGTCACAGCAATTTCGCTTACAGAGGCAGGTAGTGGATATACTTCTCCCCCTACCGTTACAATATCTGGTGGTGGTGGAAACAATGCTACTGCTGTCGCTGGCTTCTTATCTTTTGCAAAAGGAACTGTCGGAATCCTTGTCACGGCTGGAGGGTCTGGTTATACCTCACCCCCAACTGTAAACATCACTGGAGGTGGCGGTGCTAATGCTAATGCTGTGGCTATTGTTAACGGCGGGGCTGTTACTAGCGTTGTCGTGGTTAATCCTGGTTCTGGCTATACAAGTAATCCGACAGTAACCTTTACGGGTGGTGGCGGTAACGGTGCCTCTGCTACAGCCATTGCTACCGTTGACCAGAATGTTGACATCGCCTCGTTCCAAGGCCGTGTTTGGATTGCACAGGGTCGTACGGTCTTTTACTCGGCTGCGGGCCTGTACAACGACTTTGTGAGCGTTTCGGCTGGTAACATTAACCTTGCTGACGATACGCTGCACAGCAACATTAAGTCGATCATATCTGCTAACAATTTCCTGTATGTGTTTGGTGAAAACTCAATCAACGTGTTTTCGGACGTTCGGGTGAGCGCAACGGGAGCAACCCTGTTTACTAATACAAACGTGTCTGCGTCGGTCGGATCTCGGCGCATTGATGCTATTTTCCCGTTTTTTCGGTCTTTGTTGTTTGCCAATGACTATGGCATTTATGCCCTTGTAGGGGCAACAACCAGCAAATTATCGGACGCTTTAGACGGCATTTACCCGTTATTTGACTTTACCAAGCCTGTTACGGGCGGTCAGGTGCTGTTGAACAACATCCTCTGCGCTGCTTTTCAGTTTTGGTACAACGACCCTGTGCAGGGATCTCGGCCTATTCAATGCGTCTTTTTTGACAAAAAGTGGTTCATTACAAGCCAAGGTACGCTTAACTATTTGACTTCATTGGCAAATGGCGGTGGCGTTTTTTTGTATGGCACGGATCAACGCAACCTACTAAAGTTGTATAACGACTCTACAGCTCCTATCCCTACTTATACTCAGACGGCTCTTTGGCCTATGGGCGATGTGATTAGGGATAAACAGGCTCTAAAATGGGGCATTGAAGCCATTTTGGGTTCTGCTGGTAGCACCATCACGGTTACGGTGGATAATGAGACTGGATTGGGCAATGCTGGCACTTACAGCGCTACCAACTTAATTGCATGGCAGAATAATTTAGCCCAAATTATTGCATGGCAAAACAATTCAAATCAGCAAATTGGCTGGCTTGGACCCATTACTGGGTACTATTTGTACAAGAATGATGCCCAACAGTATGGAAAATATCTCGGACTTACGCTAACATCTAATAGCGCAAACTTTACTTACAGCACGTTTGAAATGGAATATGAACGTAGAGCGAGGTTCTAATGGCACTGCCTGTATCAGTCCCGTACGCATTTGCTAATGCCACGACGACACAGAACCTGTCGTATCTGGATTCTAACTTCAATGCGTTGGTTAATGGTTTAAACGGTCTTGCTAACGGTGCAAGCCAAATTAGCATTTCATCTATTTCTGCCACAGGCAATGCTAACGCAACGACTTATTTGCGCGGTGACGGGTCTTGGTCAACCGTTTCTGGTGGTGGTGGAAATGGAACCGTAACGAGCGTTAATGCCAATTCTACGGTGTCTGGGTTTACCTTCACAAATGGGCCTGTAACTACATCAGGAACATTAACTCTAACTGGCCCATCGCCTGGAGCCTCTGGAAATGTATTAACTAGTAACGGATCTGCTTGGATTTCTGGAACCGTATCTGTTCCTCAAGGAGCTAAGGCTTGGCTATCTTATAACGGTGGGACGCAAACTATAAATTCAAGTTACAACATTTCTAGTGTAACAAGAAATGGAGTTGGAGACTATACTATAAATATGGCAACAGCTTTAGCAACTTCAACTTATGCTGTCGTAGGTTTGTCTGGTACGGCTCCTAGTTACTCTTCTGGATATTTAGTTGAAACAGTAGATAGTGTGACGGCTAGAACAACAACTTTGTTTAGAATTTATACTTTTAATACAGCAGGAACAAACTCTGATGCCGGAAATTTACAATTGGCAGTTTTTGGTAACTAAGGATTTGTTATGTTAAAAGTTATTATATACTCAAATGAAAAAAACGCTGTTTCAGTTTGCATGCCAACTGGAGAATTGCCAATTGAAGATGTTCTTGCCAAAGATTGCCCTGCTGGGGCTATCATCGTTGATGCCAACACTTTGCCAGAAGCGGACAATGACTTCTTTGACGCTTGGCGGTTAAACGACGGCGTTGTGTCGGTTGACTTGACCGTTGCAAAGGCAATTCATTCTGCCCGTTTGGATGCTGCGGCTAAGTCAGAAGCACAGCACAGGGCTACCAATACGGCTATTGGAGTATCTAACAATTTGGCGGATTCCGACTTTATTGCTATGCTAAACGCCAAAAGAGCTGCAATTTCTGCTGCAAACTCAACATCTGAACTTCGCGCTGTAACCATTAACGACATTATTACGGGATAATCATGGGTATTCAAGCGTTTACACCAATGGGAAATACGGTGACGTTTACAGCGGCAACCTCCGCTCCTACGCCCGTGCAGTGCTTATCAACGACCATCGGTGGTACGCAATACCGTGTTATTAACAGCGGAAACGTAGTTGTTTTCCTTGGTTTTGGCGACACTTCAAGCCAAGCATCAGGCAATGCTTCGATTGTTTCAACGACTGGTCGGGCTTTTCCTTTGCTGCCAGGCACTGACGAAATCCTGACGTTTAACGCTAACCAGTACTTTACTGGTATTACAGCGAGCGGCACTGCTGTTCTTTATGTGACACCAGGGGATGGCATGTAATGTTAAAGACGGTTTCATCAGTAAGTAGCGGTGGCGGCGGTGGTGGCGGCGTAACGCAAATCGTTGCGGGTACAAACATCAATGTTTCTCCTGCTAATGGTGTTGGCGTTGTTACAATTAGTTCGACTGCGTCTGGATCTTTGACATACAAAGGAACATGGAACGCTTCTACAAACACTCCTTCTTTGGCTTCTGGAACTGGAACTCTTAACAACTATTACGTTGTTTCTGTTTCTGGAACGACAACTATTGATGGTATTAACATCTGGTCTGTTGGCGATTGGATTATTTTTAACGGCACCGTTTGGGAAAAACTTGACGGTAGTTCAAACGAAATATTTAGCACTATTACTGTTACTGGTAGTTCTTCAGCCAATACAAACGCTGGGCCTATTGCTTATGGTAATTTGTCGTATTCTGATACAGGCATCATTGGCTCGTTTGCAAACAGCACGAATGGATACATTCAGATTGTTTTGCAGAATACTAACAGCGGATCAAGCGCATCTAGCGACTATGTTGTTGTTAATGATACTGGAACTGCGTATGCCGATTTTGGCGTAACTTCTAGTACCTTTAGCGGAAACGGTGCTTTTTATCAGCCTAATTCACCATATCTTTATTCTGGTGGTTCTGATCTTTACATTGGAACTATTGGAGCTAATGCAGTTCATTTTGTTGCTAACAATGCAACAACTGATGCAATGACTGTTAACGCTAACAACACAGTATCCCTTGGCAACATTGCTTACGTTAATTCTTCAAATGCAAACGTAGGAACTTCTGTTGTTAACATTAACATGCTTAATGCGGCTGTTAACGGTCTAAACGCGCAAATTCCCGTTAATTATGCTTCTACAGCTAACCTTTCTGTTACCTATAACAATGGTGCATCAGGCGTTGGCGCTACTTTGACAGCGACTGCCAATGGCGCTTTGACCCTTGACGGTGGATCTCCCACATTAGGCCAGCGTGTTTTGATTAAAGATCAAACAACACAGTTGCAAAACGGCGCTTATACCGTAACAGTTGTAGGCACTACTTTAACACCGTTTATTTTGACTCGTGCTATAGATTACGATCAAAGCTCTGAAATTGCCGCTGGTGATGGTTTTTACGTCATTAGTGGGTCAACTCAAAGCAATCAAACTTGGGTGCAACAGACTGCTGCGCCAGTGACTGTAGGCACAACTGCTATTACGTTCATTCAATTTGGCGCTACGCCATCTACTTCTATTTTGCCTATTTCTCGTGGTGGTACAGGGGCAAATACGGCTGCTCAAGCGCTTGCAAATCTTGGTGGTGTATCAACTGGTAAGGCCATAGCTATGAGCATCGTTTTTGGGGGCGGTTGATATGGCGCGAATTTGGACAAATGAAATGAGGGATAAGCAAAGCGAGCGAATGAAGGCGCTTTGGTGTGATCCTATTGTCCAAAAAAAACATAGCCTTTCTGCAAGAAAAAAAGCAGATTGCCCTGATTGTGGCGAATCAGATGTGTCAAAATTTTACCAAGATCCCAAAGGCCGCCGAACAAATGCTCGGTGCAAAGAGTGCCACAAAATACATTGCAACAAAAACTGGCATTCAAAATCTTCGATTGAAAAGCAAGCAAGTCGTGTCAACGCTATGTATGGCATAACGCCTGATGAATATCGGAAAATGCATAAAAAACAAAATGGCAAATGTGCCATATGCAATGAAGAGCCATCTACTAAAAGATTTTTGCATGTGGATCACTGCCATGAGACAAATGTAGTACGAGGGTTATTATGCCATGGGTGTAATACTGCCATAGGTGCTATGAAGGAAAATATTAAAACTCTTCGCAATGCGATAGCTTATCTCGGAGGCTAATATGGCTAACCCAAATATTGTCAATGTTTCAGCTATTTACGGAACAACGTGGACGCAAGCTGTTGGTGTAACAGCCACCGCTATTGTGCCAGCCGTTTCTACAAGCACTGTTGTTAAGTTAGATGCTTTGTATGTTGGTAATGTTGATACAGCAGCATCTTACAAAATTACGGTAGACCTTTATAGGTCGTCAACGGCTTACAATCTTCTGTATCAAGTATCTATTCCTGCTGGCGCTGGTCTGGACGTTTTGTCTAAATCTATTTATTTGCAGGAAAACGATCAACTTAGATTGACTGCGGATACTGCGGGTAAACTTCAGGCTGTAGCTTCAGGAGAGGTTATTTCCTAATGCGTAAAGGAAATGGCGGCATCATTGGACCACAAAACCGTAGCACCATTACTGTTGCTGCTGGTATTTGGTCTATGGATGAACAACAGCAAGGTTTAGGTGCTAGAGATTGGCCTGGCACTCCTTCTGCATCAAAACCAAACCCTCCTAGTTTTTCTGTTTCTGCGGCATTTACGGCTACGATTAGCGGTCGCACAATGAATGTCAGTGCTGTGGCAAGCGGCACACTTGCTGTTGGTCAAATTGTCACTGGTCCTGGCGTTACTCAAAATACTTTTATTGAAGCGTTGGCTGGTGGATCTGGCGGCACTGGTAATTATACGCTCAACATTTCCCAAACTGTTGCCTCTGCAACATCAATGACAACTACAATTAAGTTGGCATCAACAACATCTATTACTGTTCCTTATACACTTGGGTATGACGGTGGAAGTAATATTACTAGCGTAACAACTTCTGTTTATGCAGGAAGCAGCAAAATAAATTCGGTAACAAATTTAACAAATCCAGTTACTATTGCTGGATTGCCTTCAAATACAATTTGTTCTGTTAACATTTATGCAACCAATGCTATTGGAAATAGCGTTGTTAGTACTGGTCCATATTTTCAAACACCTAGCGTTCCACCTGCTCCAACTATTGGCACAGCGTCTAACATTGCTGGCACAACCAATGCCAATGTTGCATTTACGGCTCCATCTAGCGATGGCGGTAACGCCATTACTAGCTACGTTGCGGTGTCTACCCCAGGCAACGTTTCGGCTACAAACGCAGCATCTCCAATTATTGTTTCAGGGTTGGCTGGAAATACATCTTATACATTTACAGTTGCGGCTACCAATGCGGTTGGCACTGGCCCTGCTTCTGCCGCTTCTAACAGTATTACTACACCTAATATTGTTGGAGCACAAATTCTTGCTGTTGCAGGTGGCGGTGGTTCTGGTGGTACTCAAGGAAGTAATGCAGCCGCAGGTGGTGGCGGTGGTGGTGGAGTTATTGCTAATACGTTTAGTTTAACTCCTGGCGTTACATATTCAATTACAGTTGGTGGTGGCGGGAATGGTGCAGTTAATATAACCGGAACGGGCGGTGTTTATGCTGGCGGTAACGGTTCAAATTCCATTATTACTGGATCTGGATTTACTACACAAACCGCTGTTGGTGGTGGTGGTGGTGGAGCTGGAGCTTCAACATTAGGTTCTCCATATATTGATGGACAAAGTGGTGGTTCAGGTGGTGGTGCCGGTCAAGGAGGGTCTAATGGATCTGGAACTTCCGGCCAAGGTTACGCTGGTGGCACTCCTGCTGTTGGAGGCGGTGGCGGCGCTGGTGGGGCTGGTTCTGGTGGATCTTCTGCTGACAACTATAAAACCCCTGCAAATGGTGGTGCAGCTCTTGCAAGCACTATTACTGGCTCAACCGTATATTATGCAGGTGGTGGTGGTGCGGGTGCAAATTATCAAGCATCAGGAACAACTAATGGTGGCTTGGGTGGTGGTACGTCTACCACTGCGAACAAAGGCGGCGCAGGTGATGGTGGGTCGTACACTGCTGGGTCTAATGGTATTGCAGGTACATCTGGAGCAGCAAATACGGGCGGCGGTGGTGGCGGTACAGCTTATGCCGCCGCATATCATTCGCCATCAATTACTACCAGTGCAAACGGCGGTTCTGGTGTCGTTATTATTAGTGCGCCAGTTGCCGCAACGGTTGTAACCGGTTCTCCAACTGTAACAACTTCTGGAAGTAATACTATTTACACCTTTACTGGTAATGGAAATATTAAATACTAAGGTAAAACATGGCACATTTTGCAAAGTTAGATGAAAACAATGTGGTAATAGAAGTTAATGTCGTTGCTAACGAAGTCGTTAACAATTTGCCTTTCCCTGACAGTGAGCCGTTGGGAATTGCGTTTTTGACTGAATGGTCTGGTGGATATTCTAATTGGAAGCAAACGTCATATAACAAAAACTTTCGTGGTAATTATGCTGGAATAGGCATGATTTATCGTTCAGATATTGATGTTTTTGTAAATTCTCAACCTTTCCCATCTTGGGTTTTGGATTCTAACGCTTTGTGGCAAGCTCCAACTCCTTATCCTAATGACGGCAAACTTTATGGTTGGAATGAAGCAACCCAATCTTGGGTAGAAGATACAGGTGCATGATGAGTCAGGATACCATTAACCTTATATTTACAGCTTTTGGCGCGGTCTTTGGTTGGCTGTTCAAGGTTATTTGGGATTCTGTTCGTACATTGCAAGAAGACATTAAAGAGATGGAGAGGGATCTTCATATCAATTACATCAGCAAAGACGACTACAAGGATGATATTGCTGAGGTAAAAGATATTTTGAAGCAGATCTTTGCCAAGCTAGACACGAAAGCGGACAAGTGAGTAGGAGGCTGCTATTAACTTTGAAACGCTTTCACTTGTTGAGTTCGGAGATATTGAGGGTCTAGACGTTTTCTTGTTTGAAAACTCTACCCAGCATCAGTTATTTCGTGACACTTTTTTTGACCAAGGGATACAAGTTCCAGCGTTTCCTCTGGTGTATGCTGACCCTGAAAACCTAGACGATTGGCTGCTGGCTCATCAGGTTGAGCATCAGTTTTTTGCATCGCAACTAGGTTTATCTAATCCTTTTAATATGCTTGACGCTGATTGGCGAAAAGAGGATGATTTTTACCAGTGGCTTGCGGAGCATGTGCTTGCTCACGAGCAGATTGCAGCGTCTTTGGGGTTAACGTAATGGTCGCACCGGCTCAACCGACAATTGGTAAAGCGTCTAAAGACAAAGACGTTATGGGTGCTATGCGTCAGAAAAAGACGGGCGCTAAAAATCAAAACGTCAAACTTAACTCTGCTCAAATCATTCAGTCATCGGCTAAAAAAGAAATGCCTGATTTGGACATCAATAAGTTTATGTCTACGTTGGGTACTATGGTGCAGCGCAAAATGGTTCAGTTGTTGCAGATTGGCAATACTGTCTTTTTGTTAAAGCCAAAGTCCCCAACAGAGGTTGAGTTCCATACTTTTACCGTTGAACCACCAGAATCTTTGGTTAAGAGATACCAAGCTGGGGTTAACAGTTTGAAAGAAATGGGCTTTAAAAAAGCAGTTTCTTATGCAACTTCGCCTGCTTTTAACAAAATTGCCCAACAAACTGGCCTGCCTGTGAAAATTTCGCAGTCACAACAGATGATTGGTGGTAAAATGGTTCCTGCTTATAAATATGAATTGGATCTGTAATGCCCGCTGTTGCTGTTGTCGCCGCTGTAGGATTGGGTGAATTAGGTATCACTGCTGGTGGTATTGGCGCAGCTTTGCTTGGTGCAGAAGCAGCATCAGCTACAATTATTGGCGCTACGACTGTTGGCGAAGTTCTTGGTGGAACTATTATTGGGGCTGGAACTAGTGCGTTGTCCGCTGCTGTTCAGGGCGGTGACATTGCTCAAGGCGCTCTGATTGGTGGTTTGACAGGTGGTGTTGGATCTGTTGTCTCTGGTGCTATTGGTTCTGCTTTGACCCCTGAGGGCTTGCAGGGTCCGATGTTAAAGCCTGAAATTGGCGGCTCGTCTTTAGCTGGTGTAGCTGTTCAAAAGGGTTTAACTGGCGCTATTACAGGTGGGTTGGGCGCTGGTCTGGCTGGTGGTGACATTGGTCGCGGCGCTCTCCTTGGTGGAGCTGGCGGCGGTTTAACAGGTGCTTTGTCTGAAGGTTTAGGTTTAAGCCCAACTGAATCTAAAGTATTAGGTGGTGCTGTTTCTTATGGTTTAGGGCAAGCATTTGCTCCAGATACAGCAACTAAAAATGCTGTTACGGCATCTCCAGGTGTTTCAACGTACTCTCCAACGGTGAGTGGCAAAACTGCAACACAGACCTCTACGGCCCCGTTAGGCGGTGCATTGCTTGCATCCCCCACTTTAGGGTATACTCCTGGCAGCAGTTTCTTGGGTGGCACTGATAGCAGTAAGCCATCTCAAAATGTTTGGAACCAAGCGTCCTTGAAAGAGGGTGCACAAGTAGGACCAGGTAGCGATGGCTCGCAAGCACAATCTAGCTGAAGTGTTACAGACTGAAGTATCTGGCTCTATGCCATTGAAAACACTTGCAAAAGTGTTGGCGAGCAAGGGTCGTCGCGGTGACACCATGCTGGCGCATATCACACCTAAAGAGGCTAAAAAGCTAAAAGCAATGGGCGGTTCAGGTACAATTAACCCTGAAACTGGCTTGCATGAGTTTGCAGAAGATTTTGGCGCTTATGATCTCACGCCTGTTGACGTTCCATATCAGGCTTCTTTAAGCACAGATGTATATCCTCAACAATCTGGCACTGGGGTATATGTTGCTGAAACTCCAGGGCAAACTCAACTTGCCGAGCAGTTTACTGGTCAGGTCCAAGATCCAATACAGGGGTCTCAAGGTCAATTGTTGTTAAGCCAACAACAGCAGCCTTATCTTGATAATTTATATCAATCCGCATTTACTCCAGCGCCACAAACAATGACTGGGTTGCAACAAGGGTATTCTGATCGTCCGTTGCAAGATATTCAGGCTCAAATTCAAGCTGCTGCTGGTGGTGGGGCTGTTTCTCCTACAGGCGCTACAACTGACATTGGCACTCCCGCTACTAAGGCAGCAGATACTTCTGGGAAAACCGAAGAAGAAAAAAGCAGCATAGAAAAACTTTTATCAGGCAAAAACTTGCTTGGTTTGGGCGTTCTTGGTGCTGGCGGTTTGATGGGTTACATGAACCAGCAACGTGCTGCTGAACAGGCTAAAAACGCTGCTGCTCAGATTCAAGCCGCTTATGCACAAGCTGCTCAGTCTCAAAAAGACCTTGCCCAGCCATTGATTGGACCTGGCTACACTGCTCTGGCTCAAGCGCAGCAAGGCGCGTTGTCACCTGCCAACCAACAGGCATATCAGGCTGCTCAGGCTCGTGCTGCTCAAGCATCTGCTCGTTCTGGCGGCGTTGGTGCAGTGCAAACATCTTTGCAGGAAGAAGCGTTCCGTCAACAGTTGTTAGCAAATCAACAACAACAAGCGTTGGCTTTGTTGGCTCCTGGCAATGCTATGTTGCAAGCAGCTATCAATGCACAGTTGCAAGGTACAACACAGAGCCTCAGCACTCGTCTGGGATTAGAGCAACAAGCTAACCAAGCCGCTATGGGCCTGTATTCGGCTCTTGGCACAGCAATTGGTGGCGGTATTTTAAAGAGTTAAAACATGGCAAACCCAATTCAAAGCGGCGTTGATAGTGATTATCAAGCATCTACAGGTGGTGATGTTGGCTTGCCTGAATCGGTAAAGTCCGCGTTAAAAACTGACATGTCTGATCCTTTGGCTCAATTCAAAAAGATTTCCGGCGAAGAACGGGCAAAAGTTGGAAAGGCTGAATCGGATTTGGCTGAAGCGCAGATTGCCAAGCAACAACAGGCTGCTCAGTTAAAATCAGATTTTGCCAAACAACAAGCTGGTCAAATGTCTGGATTGCTTAGTCAATACGAAAAGCAGGCTATGGCTCCTGCTCCTAAGCGTGAAATAGACCCGCAAACTAAAGAAGGCATGATGGGTCTGGCTGCCTTGCTTCCCGTTGCTGGCGCTTTCTTTGGTGGCAAAGGGTTGACCTCTGCTACCGGAGCTATGCAAGCAATGACTGGCTTGCTCAAAGGATACCAAGAAGGTAACAAAGAACGCATAGCTTTTGAGCAAAAGAAATACGATGACGCTATGAAAGAGTTTGATCGTCATCAGAATCAAATCAAAGAAGCATTTAATATTGCTATTAAAAAAGCCCAGGTTAACCAAACCGCTGCTCAAACAGAGCTTGAGGTAAAGTTAGCAGCTCTTGATGCGCCATTGCTTCGTGAAATGGTGAAGAAAAACGGCATCGTTGCTGGTGCTGAAGAAAACATTAAGATGGCTCAAAACTATTATACCCATAAGCAACAGTATGAAGAAAAATTACAATTAGCCAAAGATTTGGCTGTTGCAAAAGGTGCCGCTGAATCATCAGATGAAAAAAAACTTAGGCCACAAAGGCAAGTTGTGCAAAATGTTCTTGGGTTTGACCCAGGATCTGGAGCTGGTGTTATAACAAATTCTGCTGCATCTGTTGCGGAAGCTGATGAGCTTCTCAAGGAAGTTGAGAAAAATCCACAAATTGTTGGCAGAACAGGTCAAGCAAGTAGGTTTTGGGAAAAAATATATAACGCTGCTAATTTGGGAACTTCAGATTCTGAAGTTGATAAAGCTGCGGCTAAAGATCCTGATCTTCAAAAATCTCTTTTGTTATCTAAAAAGTTTGCAACGTATCTTGTTGGTTGGGAAAGATCTATTGCTGACAACAACGCTCGGCAAGCTGGAACTGTTTATTTCCAACGTCGATTTAACGAATTGATGAATCAAGATCAGTTTGACGCTGACAGTTTTAAACAATTGTTAAAAGATATGTCTGGTGCATCAGCAGTAAATGCTGCAAAAGTTAATACAAATATTACATATAAAGATCTTCTTAAATTAGGAGATCAAATGAAGGGTAGAGCTGATTATCCTAGTTCTGCATCAAGTCAAAACACAATAAGTTCTGGTAATTTTGAAGATCCATTAGGTTTGAGGTGATTTATGGCAGACATGACTATAGAGGGTGTTCGTCAAAAATTTCCTCAATACAATGATCTTTCTGATGAACAATTAGCACAGGGTATACATAAAAAGTATTACCCTGATATGGCTTTTGAAGATTTTTCAAAAAAGATTGGGTACTCTGCAAAGCCCAATAGAGTTATGTCCGAAGAAGAAAAGGGCATATTAAAAGGTATCGGTGAAACCCAAGAGTTTGGCAAAGGTTTCGGTTCTGGCGTTGCTCAGATGTTTACTGGGGCTGGAGAGTTATTGCCGCAAGAATATGGTGGGAAAGCATCTGCTGAAGCCACAAAATATTTGAAGGGCGTTGGCGATCCTAGAGCACAAAAGGTAGGAGAATTAGGCGCATCTATAATTCCTTTTGGAGCTGCCGAGTCCCTTGCTACCAAAAGTTTAACTGGTTTGAGAGGCGCTTTAAAAATACCTGAGACAAGCACATTGTTCCGTGGCGCAGAAGCTGTTGTGCCTGGAGCTTTTGGCGGTGGAGTCACTGGTGAGATCCAGCCCACTGGAATTGTTGATGAAGAAAAAAGAATGAAAAAGAAAAGGGAAGAGGCTACTAAAGAAGCGGCTATAGGAGGAGTTGTTGGAGGTGCGGCTGAAGCTCTGCCTGCCATAGGTCGTACTATTAAAACTGCTGTTCTTCCTGAAAAAACAGTTGCAGAAAAATTTGCTACTAAGGCTGAAGGCCCAACTGACATTGGTGTTAAAATTGAATCTAATGTTCTTGATACATTGAAAGATTCAATGAAACAAAGAAAAGAACAAGCAGAACAACTATTTAATAATTTTTATGCTAAAGTCGAACCTTACCAAGAAGCTATGCGTAATGAGTATGCTGCTCGTGTAAGAGAGTATGCTTTAAAAAATGAAGGTAGCTTAACTGAAGAACAATTAAAACTAATCAGAGATTCTCTGAAAAGAATGGAAAATCCTTCAAAACAAGTATCTGGTTCTGAAATTTATTCCAACGCAAAAGGCATGGATTTCGAACGTAGAAGGCTGTCTGATTTGGCTGATAAACCTCAAGAAGGTTATGATTCATTAGCTATACAAACAGCTAAAGATTTAGAAAAACTTATGGAGGGTGTATTAAATGCCCCTAAAGGTGCAAATTTTAATAATGTTTTGAAAGAATATGCAAAACTTTCAGAGCCAATAAATCTTGCTGAGACCGCTTTTGGGCAAAAAGTTACAAAGCGAGCAGGAGATTATATTTCAGATTTACCTAAATTTGAACGTAAAGATTTGGTCGATCAAGCCTTTAAAAGCCGCGATAGAGTAGAAGCATTTAGACGTTTGACGGGGAACAACGAACAATTTGTTCAAGAAATTGCACGAGATAAATTGGCTTTGGATCTTAAAGGCAAGTCAACATCTAAAGACATAAGAGATGTAATTAACAAAAACATTGATTGGTTAAGCACACCTCAAATGAAAGACACTGTTTTAAAAGATCTTTTAAACCTAGAAAGTTCTTTGAGGTCTGGTCAAAGGGCTAGAATGGGAGCAGCTGGAGCTAGTATCCTTGCTCTTGGCAGCGGCATACCTTCTGCAATAAACAAAATTGGTTCTTTCTTGTCAGGTGAAAAATGAGTAAGAAAAACAATGGCATAAACCCAGATCTTGAGAAAGCAGTTTCAGAATTGCTCAAGTCTATGAACACTTTGGACATAGACGAGAAGCTCAAGATCATTGACCGAGCTATCAATCTTGAGAAACTAAAACAAAAAGTTTCTGAAGATGAATGGGGTTCTGGCTTTAAGACAGATCCTGATGTATAACATCTATGTTTAACAGGGGTCATAAACATGGATGTAACATTACTGACTATCATTCGCGTAGGTCTGTCGGTGCTCACCGGAAGACTTTTAACTCTACTAAGCCTTCTCATGGTGTTCATCCTGTCTTGCTGGGTCATGTACGACCCGTCTCCATTAAGGATGTACGTCGCAGGGGGATTTGCTATACTGGTGTTCATCCCTTCGATTGCTAAGGAGACTAAAAATGAAAGACAAGAGCGGCAAGACGATCAATGACGCACAGCCTATGGCTACTGCGACTCGTCCTCAGATGCCTCGTGACGTACTAGGTCACGGTACAAATAGCTGGACCTCTGGCGTAGCGCCTAAGGGTGGCTATCATTCCACATGGGATTTCTCTGGTCGCACTGGTGACTATAAGAACAGCCCCACTGGAAAGCCTGAGAAGGGTACTATCTAATGGCAAATAACATACCGTTTCAGGCTATGGGTAAGACTGTTAAGGTTTCCGTAACTGGAGCGGCAAACACGCAGTCGAACGTGTTCACGATTACTGCTGACAGCCCTTGTCAGCAATACTACTTAGTGAACGCTGACGTAAATGCTGCTGTATATGTTAAGATCAATGTTACAAGCGTTTTCAACGTATCGTTGCCTGATGTAACACCTGACTATGTTTTGGCACTTCCTCCCTATGCCTATAAAGTTATTACTGGCCCGCAAGTTTCTTCTGGGTCTAACGTATACGCCAAGGTGATCGGTGATTCTACCAATGCCAGCGTGTACATTACTCCAGGTGAGGGTCTGTAATGGCAAAGCGCGGGCTTTACGCAAACATCCATGCTAAGCGGGAACGGATCGCTAAGGGTTCTGGTGAGCGTATGCGTAAGCCTGGCAGCAAAGGTGCTCCTACAGCTAAGGCGTTCAAACAATCTAAACGGACAGCGAGGCGATAATGGCAGGCCCATCTTTATCAGTTGGACGTGGTGAAAAGCAGTCTGTGAAGGCTGGAGGTGGCCTGACTGAGAAGGGTCGCAAGAAGTACAACCGTGCGACTGGCAGCAAGCTCAAGGCTCCG